TTCGGTGGTGGCAGGGCTAACGGCGGCCCGGTGCGCGGCTCGACGCTCTACGAAGTGGGGGAGGGCGGCAAGCCGGAGCTGTTCGATGACGGCAGCGGTCGCACCTACCTCATCCCGGGCAACGATGGCCGTGTAATTCCCGCTGCGCCTGCCGCAGCTGGTGCTGGCGCGCCCGGCGTAACGCAGGTGAGCGTCCAGGTGGTCGTCAACAGCGATGGCACGACTGACGTCAACGGAGATACCTCGCTGATGCAGCAGTTCGGTCAGGAGCTGGGTCGGTTCGTGGAAGGCAAGTACCGCGAGCTGCAGATGAAGGACATGCGCCCGGGCGGCGCGCTCCACGCGATGGGAGCCCGCCGATGACTGACACCTTCACCTGGAAGCCGACCAGCAGCGGTGGCGGCACGGCCAACGCCGCGGTGCGGCGCACACAGTTCGGCGACGGATACCGGCAGGTAGCGCCCGATGGACTCAACCCGCGCACCCGCAGCTACCAGCTCACCTTCACCGGTTCGGAGGCGACCATCAACCAGATCATCGACTTCCTCGATGCGCACGTCGGCCGCTCCTTCTACTGGCAAGGCCCCCGCGGCCTGCTGCTCTTCGAATGCCCCACCCACAGCGAGCCGTTCCCGAACGGGCTGGTGCACACCGTCACGGCCACCTTTGAACAGACGTTCCAGCCGTAGAGGATCCCCATGGCACGCCAAATAATCGACACCACCACCAACAACGGGTCCTACACGGGCGACCCGGCGAAGGTGGCCTTCAACAAGACAAACGACAACTTCCAGGAGCTGTACGGGCTGGTCGGCCCGCTCGCCCAGTTGGCGGGGGGCAACTATCTGATCAACCCGGAGATGCGAATCAACCAGCGCAACTTCGGCGGCGGTTCGCTGGCAGCGAACGTGTACGGCTATGACCGCTGGAAGGGTGGATCTGGTGGCTGCAGCATCACGGTGAACCAAAGCACCGGCGTCATCACCCACACCAGTGGCACCTACCAGCAGATCATCGAAACGCCCAACCTCGCGGGAAAGACCGTCACCCTCAGCGTCGAGAATCCCAGCGGGTCGGTGAATCTCAATGTCGGCGGCGTGTCGGGGACGATCAATGCTGGCTCCGGCCGACGCGGGCAGCAGTTCGCCTTGCCGGCCGGCGCCACGGGAAACATCACGGTATCGGTCCAGGCAACTGGGGTTACCTACAGCCGCCTGAAGCTCGAAGTGGGGACGTCGGCAACCCCATTCGAGTCGCGACCGATGGCGCAGGAGCTGGCGTTGTGCCAGCGCTACTACGAGACGAGCTTTGCAGCGGGTGTCACGCCCGGCACGGGGCAGGCCTCGCCTGGCTACATCACCTGCGCGTGGACGACCGGCAAAGCTCGGTCCCAGTTCATCCCTTTCAAGGTCACCAAGCGCGCTGTGCCGGCGCTGACGGCTTACACCAGTTCCGATGCGAACACGCCGCTCGTTGGCAGGTGGAGCTTGTGGAACGGCACGATCTGGAACACCGCCGGCGTCGCCACTTTCAACAGCAACAAGACGCTGGGGTTCGATGTGGAGCAGGACTTCAGTGCCGGGCTCACCATCAATGGCAGCTACCTCATCAGCGGCAACTGGACAGCGGACGCGGAGCTTTGAACATGTACAGGCTGACGGCAAATCCCGATGTGATCTTCAACACGGAGACGGGTGACACGATCCCTCGCGGTCACCGCTGGTGGGATGACTATCAGGCATGGCTCGATGATGGCAATGAGCCTGCGCCGATTCCGGCCTCCTACGCTCCCTACACGGCCGCCCACTTCAAGGCGATCCGGGAGGCGGCGTGGGCATGGATGACCGCGGAAGTGCAGGCGCGTCGCTACGACACCGTCGAGTCCTGCTGCAGCTACTACAACAGCAACGTGCCGCGGTATCGAGACGAGGCCCGGGCCATGGTGGCCTGGCGCGACGACGTGAACCTCGCGCTCGAGCAGCTGGTGTCGACGCTGCCGGCCGGGATTGAGACCTGGGAGCAGGTCAGGGCGCTGCTGCCGCAGCCGGAGCAATACCCGTGGCCGGCCGAGGTTGATCTGCCCATGACTGTCGAGGCGGGGGCGCAGCTGCTGTGATCACCGCAGACGTCCAAACCCTCGAGCCCGGTGGCCGTGTCACGGTCTACGAGCTGGATGCCAGCAGCTTCGGCGCCGACCAGCTGTTCTTCCACCAGCACCTGCAGACCGGGGTGATCTGGTGGCAAGGCCAGGAGTACGGGCCTTGGCCCATCGAGGCCACAGGCTTCGAGCGCACCAGCGACCAGCCGCCGAGCCCGCGCCTGCGGGTAAGCAACCTGGACGGGCGCATCGGCGCGCTGTGCATGCTGTACGACGACATGGTGGGAGCGCGCATCATCCGCCGGCAGACGCTGGTGAAGTACCTGGACGGGGCGAACTTCCCGCCTTTGCGCAATCAGTTGGTCAACAGTGGGTTTGAGATCAGTGGCAATCCAGCTGCCGTTCCAGCTGGATGGATCAGTGCGTCGTCAACCACTCTGACCTACAGCTATCCTGCGTCGGAACTGCCCGACTCGCAGCGTGCGTTGCGAATGTTTCGTGCAGGTGCCGATGGTGGGGCGTATATCGGTGCGGAACCCACTGTCGCAAATCGTCCAGCTGTCGTGCCGGGCAAGCAATATGTTTCGTCGGTCTACGCCAAGGGTCCAAACAATCAGCGCATGGATGGATACATCCAATTCCAGAACGCTGCGGGCTCCGCAATGGCCGAAGGTTTCCGGCAGGTATCCTTTGTGCTCACCAACACAATGACGCGATACCAATTCGCCAGTATCGCTGCACCTGCTGGCGCTGCAAAAATTCGCGTCTTCTGGCGGGCACACAACTCGGGCGTGATCAAGGACATCGATTTCACCATCGATAACGCGCAGTTTGAAGAGGGGATTGTGGCAACCCCGTATCAGTTCACCAACTTGGATCTCACCGGCAGCCGCAACCCCACTGCCGACCCGAACGAGCACTTCCGCGACGAAATCTGGTTCATCGAGCGCAAGGTGTCGGAGGACTTCGAAACCGTCGAGTTCGAGCTGACCACCGCTATCGACCTCAACGGGGAGCAGCTGCCCGGCAGGCAGATCATCGCCGGCATGTGCGGCTGGACCATCCGGGGCGGGTACCGTGGGCCGTACTGCGGCTACACCGGGCCAGCCGTGGCCGATGCCGACGACAACCCGACCACCGACCCGTCGCTCGACCAGTGCGGCGGCCGCGTGCGCAGCTGCAAGTTGCGGTTCGGCCAGGACAAGCCGCTGCCCCATGGCGGCTTCCCGGCGGCCGGCCTGCTGCGCACCTGATCCACGACGCAAGTTGCTGTAAAGCCGACCCAGCTTTTTATAGATCCACCACCAGGCCCGCCCGTTGCGGGCCTTTTCTATGGGCGAGACATGGAACAGAGCACCCTTCAGGCAATCCAGGCGCACGCCGTCGCCGAGTACCCGCGCGAGTGCTGCGGGCTGGTGGTGGCCACCGCCGTCGGGGAGCAGTACATCCCGTGCCGCAATGCTGCCGAGACGCCCAGCGAGCACTTCAGGCTGCCGGGGGAGGACTATGCCGCCGCCGAGGACCAGGGCGAGGTGCTGGCACTGGTGCACAGCCACCCGAACGCTGCTGCCACGCCATCCGAGGCCGACATGGTGATGTGCGAGCAGAGCGGCATCACCTGGCACATCGTCAGCGTGGCCAGGTCGCGGGGGAGGCTCCGGAATGCGCCGACCTGCAGACCATCTTCCCGTCCGGCTTCGCCGCGCCACTGGTGGGCCGGCAGTTCGCCCATGGCGTGCTGGACTGCTACACCCTGGTGCGCGACTTCTACGCGCGCGACCTGGGCGTGCAGCTGTCGCAGTACGAGCGCGAGGACAAATGGTGGGATAAGGGGCAGGACCTCTACAGCATGGAACGCCTGCAGGCTGAGGGGTTCGAGCTGGCCACCGGGGAACTGCAGCGCGGCGACATGATCCTGATGCAGATCCGCTCGCAGGTGCCGAACCATGCCGGGGTGTACCTGGGCGATGGCCAGATGCTGCACCACATGCAGGACCGGCTGTCCGAGCGCGTGCCCTACGGCGGCATGTGGGCCGAGCGCACCCGTTACGTGGTCCGCCATCGCGAGGTGCGCCATGACTGAGCGCGTCCGCACCATCATCCTGTCCGGGCCGCTGGGGCGCCAGTTCGGCCGCGAGTTCCGCCTGGCCGTGAACAGCCCTGCGGAAGCCGTGCGCGCGCTCTGCATCATGGTCCCAGGCTTTCAGCGATTCCTTACCAGCGCCAAGCAGAAGGGGCTGGAGTTCGCCCTGTTCATCGGCCGGCAGAACATCAGCAAGGAGCAGCTGCCCGGCGAGGAGGTGATCCGCATCGCGCCGGTGCTGGTGGGTGCCAAGCGCGGCGGCATCTTGCAGACCATCATCGGGGTGGTGCTGATCGTGGTGGGCGTGTACACCGGCTTCCAGCCGGCCGTGCAGCTGGGCGCCAGCATGGTGCTGGGCGGTGTGGTGCAGATGCTGTCGCCGCAGCCGAAGGGGTTGGGCGCTAAGGACAGCGCCGAGAATGCCCCCAGCTACAGCATGAACGGCACCGTCAACACGCAGGCCCAGGGCAACCCGGTGCCGCTGGCCTACGGTGGGCACGACACGAAGGGCATGCTGGTGGGGTCGGCTGTGATCAGCGGCGGCATCATGGCGGAGGACCAGCAGTGAACCTTCCTGTGACGCTCCGTGTGCCCGGCAAAGAGCATGCGCTGGCTACCGCTTGTCGCGACTTGGTCGGCGCGGGTGGCAAGGGCGGCAGCAATGCCCGCACGCCTGTCGAGACGCCGGACAGCCTGCGGTCCATCGCGCGCGCGCGCATCCTGGACTTGATCGCCGAGGGCGAGCTGCGCGGGCTGGTGGCCGGCAACCAGTCGATCTATCTGGACCAGGTGCCGATCCAGAACGCCGACGGCTCGCTCAACTTCCAGGGCGTGCGTGTCGAAACCCGCTCCGGTACGCAGGACCAGCAGCACATCGCAGGCTTTCCCTCGGTCGAGAACGAGATCCCGGTCAACGTCGAGCTGAAGAGCGACACGCCGGTGGTGCGCTCGGCCGCCGGCGCCGACCTCTCGGCCGTGCGGATCCGCTTCGGTGTGCCGGGCCTGCAGAAGGTGAACACCGAGAACGGCGATACCAACGGCTACGCGATCACGTACGCGGTCGATCTGGCCACCGACGGCGGCCCATACAGCACCGTGCTGACCGACACCATCCGCGGCAAGACCACCACCCAGTACGAGCGCAGCGTCCGCATCGACCTGCCGGCCGGCAGCCAGTGGCAGGTGCGCATCCGCCGCCTGACTCCGAACGCCAACAGCGTAACGGTGACGGACCGGGTCAACGTGCTGTCGATGACGGAGGTGATCGACGCGAAGCTGCGCTACCCGAACTGCGCGCTTGCCGCGGTCGAGGTCGACGCCAGCCAGTTCCAGAACATCCCGACGCGGGGCTATCGCGTCTGGGGTCGCATCATCCGCATCCCCAGCAACTACGATCCGCTGACGCGCAACTACACCGGGGTGTGGGACGGAACCTTCAAGTCGGGGTGGACCAACAACCCGGCGTGGGCGTTCTTCGACATCGTGACCAACGACCGGTTCGGTCTGGGCAACCGCATCCCGCTGGACTATGTGGACAAGTGGCGGCTGTACCAGATCGCACAGTATTGCGACCAGCTGGTCAGCGACGGCCAAGGCAACATGGAGCCGCGATTCACCTGCAGCCTGTACATGCAGACGCGCGCCGACGCCTACCGGGTGCTTCAGGACATGGCCTCCATGTTCCGGGGCATCACCTTCTACGCTGCCGGCCAGGTCATGGCCTCGGCCGACATGCCCGCCGACCCTGTCTACACCTTCACCCAAGCGAATGTCGTGGATGGCCGCTTCGTCTACGAGGGCAGCAGCCGCAGGGTGCGGCACACCGTGGCGCTGGTTTCCTGGACGGACCCTGACGACTTCGGCCGGCGGAAGGTCGAGCCGGTGCCGTACCTTCCCGGTGTGCAGCGCTACGGCATCCAGCAGACCGAGGTCACCGGGGTGGGGTGCCACTCCAAGTCGCAGGCCCAGCGCATCGGCAACCACATCCTGTACACCGAGAACCTGGAAACGGAGACGGTCAGCTTCGGCGTCGGCCTGGATTCGCTGGCGTGCATGCCCGGCGACATCATCCAGATCGCGGACCCGAACCGGGCAGGGCGCCGCAACGGCGGCCGGGTAAAGAGCGCCGGCGCCGACACGCTGGTGCTGGACAAGGTGCCGGAGGGCATCGCCGCCGGCCAGATCCTGCGCGCTACGTTGCCCACCGGCCGCACCCAGGCACGCACCGTGCAGTCCGTGAGCGGCACCACGGTGAAGGTGACCGCCCCTTGGTCTGCGGTGCCGGTGGCACAGTCGGGGTGGTCGCTGGAGAGCACCGAGCTGGCGCTGCAGCAGTTCCGCGTCCTGAGCGTGGTGGAGAACCCCATCAACGGTGATGAGGGGCTGACCTATCGCATCACTGCGCTGAAGCACGTGCCCGGCAAGTACGCGGCGATCGATGACGGCACCCGCCTGGAACTGCCGCCCATCAGCATCATCCCGCCGAGCGTGCAGCCGCCGCCGACCAACGTGCAGTTGTCCTCCCATTCGGTCATCGACCAGGGCATCGCCACGCACGTGCTGACCATCGGCTGGGATGCGGCGGACAAGGCCATCGCCTACGACGTGGAGTGGCGCCGAGACGACCTGGACTGGGTTAGGGCAGGGCGGGTGTCTGCCGCCAGCATCGAGGTGCGCGGCATCTACGCCGGTAGCTACCTGGCCCGCGTGCGCGCTGTGAATGCGCTGAACGCCGTCTCGATGCCTGCCTTGAGCGCGCTCACCGTTATCCAGGGCAAGACCGAGCCGCCGCCGGCGCTGACCTCGCTCACCACCACCAGCCAGGTGTTCGCGATCGCGCTGGCCTGGGGCTTCCCGACCGGCGCCACCGACACGCAGCGCACGGAAATCTGGTACGGGCCCACCCCCAACCGCGCTGGTGCCACGAAGCTCGGCGACTTCGCCTATCCGCAGGCCCGGCACCAGATTAACGGCCTGGCCGCCGGCACGCGCTTCTACTTCTGGGGCCGGCTGGTGGACCGCAGCGGCAACGTCGGCCCGTGGTATCCGGCCGGCACCGGCGTGATGGGCGAGGCCAGCACCGACCAGTCGGAGTACGACGAGTACTTCTCGGGGCGCATCAGCGAGAGCGCCCTGGGCGAGGCTCTGCTGGACAAGATCGAATCCATCGACCAGTTGGTGCCGCTGATCTGGGATCCCGCGGCCAGCTACACGAACGGGCAGACCGTGATCTACAACGGCCGGATCTACAGCTGGGAGGGTGCTGCGCCGGGTAACGAGACGCCTCCGGGCACGAACTGGCAGGACATCGGCGAGGGCGTGGCTGAGGCCGGCGCGGTGGTCGCGCGGGTGGGCACGCTCGAGATGCAGATCAACGATCCCGAAACGGGCCTTGAGGCAATCGGGCAGAAGACCGACGGCCTGGTCGCGCAGCTGGACGTCCAGGCTGCAGGCGACACCGACTGGGGTGCTGGCGACCTCACCGTGTTTGCCGGGACGCTGACCGTCCAGAGCGTGTTTGCATCCGCCGATCTGGCCATGGCGAAGCGGGTGGACACCGTTGAGGCGTCCATCGGAGACATCGACCTCGGTGGTATCCAGGCTTCGGTGCAGCAGGTGTCGGAAGCCGTGGTTAGCCTAGATGGTCGCGTCAGCGCCACCTACACCGTGCGTGCGCAGATCACCAGCGCCGGGCAGATCTACGCCGCCGGCATGGGCCTGGGCGTTGAGCAGCAGCCGGATGGCTCCTACCAGTCGCAGTTCCTGGTGCAGGCGGATCGGTTCGCGGTGATCAACGTGGTGAACGGAAACGTCACGTCGCCCTTCGTGATTCAGGGCGGCCAGACCTTCATCAGCCAGGCGCTGATCGGCACCGGCTGGATCCAGAACGCCATGATCGGGGACGTGATCCAGTCGAACGCTACCGGCGCTGGTGGCGCACCGCGGTGGAAGCTGGACAAAAGCGGCACGCTGACCATGACGGGACCAGCCAACGGCGGCTATCTGCGGATCACCGACAGCGTCATCGAGGTGTTCGACGGCAATGGCGTGCGCAGGGTGCGCATGGGGATCTGGGCGTGACGGCCGGCCTGCAGGTGAACGATGCAGCCGGCCGGTCGGTGATCGACGTGACCGACCGATTGTCGCGCACGCTCGGTACAGTCTGGACCGGCACCAGCGATGGCTCGCTCGGCCATGCTGGGTTCGCGCAAGGTGAGCCATGGTTCACCATGCTGGGTCAGGAGCCAGGTTATGTGTCGCCCGATGTGACCTTCTCCGGCACCACCATGAGTTGAACCTTTCAATCGTCGGTCACTGCGTACCGCGACAACTGCCTGATCCTTTTCGGGGTGTACTGATGCCGGCCGGCCTTACGATCATCAACGGCAGCAACACGGTCCAGATCGACGAGAACTACAAGAATCTGACCGTGGCCAGCAAGGTGGCGATCTCGACGACCATCAACCCTGGCGGGAGCAACTGGGGCAACTACCAGCATGCGGACGTGGTCTACACATCACGCTACGCAGAGCCGCCGATGGTGGCGGTGGAGGCATCGGAGGCGAGCTTTGTCATGCTGCTGTCGGCGTCGGGGAACACCTTCACCTACCGGATCGTGTTCCTACTCGCGGGTGCCGCCGTCGCCGGCACGTTCTGGATCTTCGACCAGCCGCCTTCTACCTCATCCAGTACCTTCGGCCTTCAGGTTTTCGACGCGCAAGGGCGCATCACGTTCGATGCGCTCTTCCGGTACTCGAGGGTGGTTGGGAGGATGAGCGTTCCGTTTCAGAATTCGGGTGATGCCGACCAGCAGTTCGCCGTGCCCGCCGGCCGGAAGTACATCGCGGTCCAGTCGGTTTGCGGAACCTACGCCCAGTCAAACCCCATCTCGATCCCAGGACAGCCGCCGTCCTTCGATCGGGTGATCGTGATGCGCATGATCAGGAACCAGCCCGGGCTGCTGCAGACTGCCCGCTTCACCTTCAGCTACAACATGAGCTTCGCGATGCCGAGTCTTCGGCGAAGCGCCGAATACACCATCCTGGACATGACCGACGCATAGCTCACCAGAACCCGAGCTTCCCGACCTTTCGCTCCCGCTTGCCCTGCTGGTGGTACAGCGTGTTGCGGGTGGCCATGTAGCCGGGGATCTCGCGCTCGCTGTCACTAAACGTGCCCTTGGACCAGATATGCGTCACGAAGTACACCTCGGTTTCCTTGGGGACCTCACACCGCAGGCCGTGGGATGAGGTGCCCATGTCGATCTGGTAGAGGCCGTCGGCCCTGCGCACCACCGCGCCGCAGACCTGATGGCCATGTTCGTTGGTGTAGGTGACCGCGCGCGGGGCGACCCTGAGGACGAAGTCGTCCATGGTCTCCTGGGGCGTCGAAACCTCTGTGTAGAGGGCAAGGGCAAGAACTGCTGTCAGGATCATCACCGGTCTCCGTTTCCGATGGGCAAAGCGTAACGCCTATTTTCGCCGCCTGCCTATCCGAGCCACAGTCGCGTTGATCCTGCCCGAATGTCAGGCCACCGCCTCCAACAGCTCCTCGCGGTTGTGGCGGGGCGTGTTCACCGCGCGGCTGACGCGGTAGGCCTCCATCGGCGGCGGCTCGCTGGCCATCAGCATCGCCATGGCATCGTCGGGCGACCCTGCAATCCATTCCTCGGCCTGGCCCGGTGCCAGCCACACTGGCATGCGGTCGTGGATGTCCGCCGACACGCCGCTGCTGTCGCCGGTGATCACGGTGAAGGTGCCCAGGTTGTCCGGGTCGAGTAGGGGGCTTTTGTCTTCCCACAGGCCGGCGGCCCAGAGCGGCCCGGTCGCGTGAATGAACCACGGATCCTTCTTCCCATCCTCAGCGCTGACCGACCACTCGTAATACCCGGCCATCGGGATCAGGCACCGGTGCTTCTTGAACGCCGACCGGAACGCCGGCTTTGTGGCCACCGTCTCGATGCGGGCATTGATGGTCGACCCCTGTAGGTTCTTTCCCTTCGCCCAGAACGGCAGCAGGCCCCAAGCCAGTCGCTGCAACTGCAGGCGGGCGCCCCGATCCAGCACCACGGCCGCCCGCTGGGTCGGCGCCAGGTTGTAGCTGGCCGGCATCGACAGCAGGTCGCCCACCAGCTGGGGGAAGCCCAGGCTGGCGGCGTCTCGGATCGGGGTCTGGACGAATCGGCCGCACATGGCTCGGTTCCTTACGGCGTGGGAATGCCCTCAAGCATTGCGCCTGTCCCCGTCGGGGCCCGGTGAACGTTCCCCTGTGGGAAGCGCTCAACAAAGTCAGCGAATCGGGCGCCGGAGACGGCTTGGCGATTGGGACAGGCCGGACACTGGAGAGCGGCTCCCCCACCTGAAATGTTCAACAGCGCAGGCGGCTCTTCCGCCAGAAATACGTGACGGCAGGCCAAGCACTCAGCGCGGACGGCCTTGATCGAGCCGCAGCTCGTCTCTGTGGCATCGCTCGGAGTGCCAGTTACTTCATATAGGTAAAACAGGCCGGTGTTGGGCATCTATGTCGCTCGGGGGCGGGGCCGGCACCGTAGGGGCGCTTAGCAGAGCGTGAGTGTATCGGTCTGGCTGTTACCACGGCGCATTCACCCGCACGTGAGGCCGTCGCTCATCGCAGGATTTGAGACGCCCGGGCGTATCCTTCCTGGCATGCGCCCGCCCTGCGACCAAACCGGATTCATGACCGCGCCCCGGCCGCAGGGCTGGGTGCAGTTCGGCGAGTCTTGGGGGCTGTGGCGGAATGGCCGGCAGATCGCCAGCGTCCAACCAGATGCCAATGGGGTCGCGGTGATCTTGTCCTGTCGGAAGCTTTGGGAGGAAAAGCGGGTCAGGGCGGCCAGCGTCAGCCAAGGCAAGCGCTACGCAGAGAGATGGTGTGCCGCACGGGTCCTGGAAGGCGTGCCGCTGCGACAGGCGGTGCAGCAGCTGACGGCCAAGGATGACGAGCCCGCGCAGCCGAGGCGCTCGGCCGCCGAGTTGCAGCAGGAGCGGCGGCTGAGCGAAGCGCTGAAGCTGCCGCGCGAGCGGTAGCACCTCGATCAAGCGGCCTGATCCTGCCGCAGCTGCACCACGGTGCCGGTGCGCAGCCGGTCCAGATAGTCCGCCCATTCCTGCATCATCCGGGTGCGCTCCACCAGGTGCGTGGTGCGGTTGTAGGCCCGCCCGTTGGGATCCTTGACCGCGTGGGCCAGCTGGTGATCGATGATGTCTGGCCGAAAGCCCAAGACCTCATCCAAGATCGTGCGCGCTGTGGCGCGGAAACCGTGGCCGGTCATCTGATCGCTCTCGAACCCCATCCGACGAAGCGCCGTGTTCACTGTGTTCTCGCTCAGTGGGCGCTTCACGTTGTTGCGGCCGGCGAACACGTACTTGCCTCGGTTGGTCAGTGGATGGATGTCTTTCAGGATCTCCAAGGCCTGCCGAGACAAGGGGACCAGGTGCTCGACGCGCATCTTCATCCTGCCGGCGGGTATCAGCCAGTAGCCCTCCTCAAGGTTGAACTCGGTCCACTCGGCCTGGCGCAACTCCCCAGGCCGGACAAATACCAGCGGGGCCAGCGCCAACGCAGAACGGGTGATCGATCGTCCCGTGTAGCCCGCGATTGCCCGAAGCAGCAAAGCAAGTCCGCTGGACTCGGTGATAGCCGGGTAGTGGCGCTTTGGCGCTGTCTGAAGTGCGCCGCGTAGGTCGGCTACGGGGTTGCGCTTGGCCAGCCCCGATGCGATGGCAAATCGCATGATCTGGCCGCAGTTCTGAATCACCCGATGCCCTGACTCGATGGCGCCTCGCCGCTCCATGCGCCGGGCGATCGACAGGAAGTCGGGAGCCTCAAGGTCAGCCGCAGGCCGCGAGCCGATCCACGGGAACACGTCGTTCTCCATCCAGGCCTCGACCTTGATCCGGTACGACGGTGCCCAGATCCGGCCCTTCATCCATTCCCGCCCGATGGACTCGAACGTCAGGGCGTCCAGCCCGGCCTTGGCCGCTGCCGCGTCCTTCTTCTGCTGGCCGGGGTCCGTTCCTTGCGCCAGCAGTCGCCGGGCATCTTCCCGGCGGTTTCGCGCAAGGGCCAGCGTGACCTCTGGATACACGCCCAGCGCCAAGCGCTTCTCCTTGCCGCCGAAGCGGTATTTCATCCGCCACCAGCGGCCGCCGGCGGGCGAGATCTCCAGGTAGAGGCCGCCGCCGTCGAACAGCTTCTGGGTTTTACCGTTCGGCTTGGCGCGCCGAATCGCGAGATCGGAGAGTGGGGGCATCGGTTTTGGGGGCAGAGAGCAGGTGCCCCAAAATATGCCCCCACAGTCTCACCAGCTGCAACGTGCCGGCTCGTCCTCGGCGGTACAACGAAAAAGGCCGGAAGCCCTGTTTTTGCAGGTATTCCGGCCTTTCGAGTGCCCGGTCGGGCTGAATAGTGGTGGAGCCAAGGGGAATCCCGGTTGGACCGTAATCCCTTGCAGCAGTAGGGTTTCGCCGCA